TGGTCTCGTTGTTCACGCTCTGTTGTAAGAAAAGAGGCGCACTAAAATGCCCGTAGAAATGGGAGCATTTGCATTTCGCATCATGGAACAGAAGTATTCCAAAACCAAAACAGACGGAACCAAAGAGACGTGGGAAGAGATAGCTTACCGCGTGGCTAGTAACGTACTCAAGACTATCAATGCCTCTCAAGAACAAATCAAAGCTACAGCCAAGCTCATCGCAGAGCGAAAGTTCATTCCCGGTGGCAGGTACCTGTATGCGGCGGGTAATGATTACCACCAAGTCCAGAACTGCCTCCTCATGCGGGCCGAAGATAGCCGCGAAGGATGGGGCGAACTGCTGAACAAGTCTATGACGGGCCTGATGTCAGGCGCTGGCATTGGTGTGAACTACAGTAGGCTGCGCGAGGAAGGCGCACCTATACGCCGTACCGGTGGAGTGTCCAGCGGGCCTATTGCCCTAATGGTTGCGGTAAATGAGGTAGGTCGTGCGTCCAAGCAGGGTGGTGATCGTCGGGCGGCTATCTGGGCCGGACTCAACTGGAAGCACCAAGACATCTTCAAGTTCATCAGCCTGAAAGACTGGCCGCCCGAGATCCGGGCACTCAAGGCCAAGGACTTCAACTTCCCGGCGACGATGGACACCACCAACATCAGCGTGGGACTCGACACCGAGTTCTTCATTGCGTACTGGGACAAGACCCACGAGCTTCACCTTCACGCGCACAAGGTTTACTGGCTAACAGTTTGGCAGATGCTATCGACCGGGGAGCCGGGCTTCAGCATCGACGTAGACGAGAACGACGGTGAAGACCTTCGCAACGCCTGCACCGAGGTCAGCAGCCGGGACGACTCGGACATCTGCAATCTGGCCTCAATCAACATGGCCCAGATTACCTCTCTGGAGGAGATGCGCGAGGTAGTGATACTGGCGACCGAGTTCTTGGTAGCTGGGACGCTCTACAGCGATCTGCCGTACGCGAAGGTAGGCGAGGTAAGGGAGAAGAACAGACGGCTCGGCCTTGGCGTCATGGGGCTTCACGAATGGCTTCTCAAGCGCGGCTACAGATACGGGCCATGCTTCGAGCTTTCCGACTACATGGAGGTCTACGCAACTAGCGGCTTTTACGCCAACTTGTTGTGTTACAAACTCGGCATCAGTCGCCCGGTCAAGACGCGGGCCATCGCGCCGACAGGAAGTATTGCTATTCTGGCGGAGACCACTTCAGGTCTGGAACCAATGTTCTGTGTGGCCTACAAGCGCCGCTACCTGAAGGGGTCTACTTGGGCCTATCAGTATGTGGTTGATCCTGTGGCGAAGCGTCTAATAGATTCTGGTGTTGATCCAGACCTGATCGAAGACTGCTACGATCTAGCCGCCGAACCAGAACGACGTGTCGAGTTTCAGGTGTGGCTTCAGCAGTATGTTGACCATTCCATAAGCTCGACATTGAACCTGCCAGAATGGGGCAGCGAACTAAACAATGTGGAGGGAGTTCATCAGTTTGGAACTATGCTGATGAGGCACCTTCCGAAGCTGCGTGGCATGACAGTCTACCCAGACGGTGCGCGTAGCGGGCAGCCACTTACAAAGGTGAAGCTGACCACAGCACTCAAACACGGGGACGAGGTATACTTCGAGACCGGGGACGTGTGCGACATAACTCATTCAGGAGGAACTTGCGGATCATAAACGATTGGAAGATACTTGGCGAGGTCTCACAGCAATAAGAAAAGCCCCTAGACAAAACATCGTCTAGGGGCGCTTTTTTCGTTTGTGATGTCAAGTTTATTTGCGATAAAACTTGACACTTTCAATCTGCCGGGCATGACTTGAAGCTCCAGTCCCGGCTCTTCTTGGTCGTGATGATGAGTGACCAGCAGACGCCGTACGGGGTGATGACGTTGTGGGTGTCGGTAGCCCTACGTCTCATGATCGTCCCGGCAAAGCGGCGATGCCATTGACCCTCGAACCATTCGAGGTAACCGTTCCACAGGAGGATCGTCACGAAGCTCCACGGATGGTCATGACACTCAGGTGCCTCGTTGGGCGCGTACAGGCGATGCAGGTAGATGTTGAACCGCTTACCGCGCCAGATGGCGTACCGGGTGAACTCTTCCCCGATGTCCTTCCAGCCGATCTCTTTGTGCTTCAGCCTGCGCCGCAGGAAGTCAGCTATTAGTGGCATGTTTGTATTCGTCCTTTCCGTAGACGTGCCACAGGTCGTAGTCCACGACCCGGATGGCCTTGCCTTCAATAACCTCGCACGGCACCATACGCGCGTCCGGCGAGAACTTGCAGATGGCCTCGGCCCGTGCCTCGTCGTAGCGCCCGGCCTTCTCAAGGAAGGACGAGTAGCCCTTTTCATCGGCGGCCCAGAACAGCATAACCCCTCGGGGCCACAATGCCTCATGCGCTTTGGTGATGATATAGTATTCCATCATCGAACCGCAACTTCGAGGTTGGCGTCAACGATGGTGTCGGCGATCTGTGAGGAGCGGACGCGGGACGCCAGCCCATCCTTCTTCTTGTCGAGTATCTCGATCAGCGTCTCGATCTGGTTGGCGAACTCGCGCAAGACGATTGCCTCTGGATCGTGCCCGGCGTTGAACTCAGACGTGGCGTTGACCCGCGCCTGCTTCACAATGTCCTTGACGATCTCGATCTGCCCGGCGACCATGCCGCGCGATGCCGCTCGTTCGAGGTCTTGGGCGTTGAAAATCTTCTCGTTGATGTTGCTCACCGTAAATCCTCCAACCGACTGATCTGGAATCCAGCGGAGTGCTTGTGGCCGCCGCCGCCGTAGACCTTGGCAACTTCCGAAACGTCGTCGCCTGTCTCCGATGACCGCAGACTGAAGATGTACTTGTCGCCGTCGTAGAAGTACGTCGCGGCGAAAGGTACCTTCGGGTCTTGGTAAAGAAGTTCGCCGACATCACTCGCGTAGATGTATGGCACGTTGACGACTGGGACAACCTTGCCCGCGATCATCATGTGGTACTTCAGCTTCGCCGTAAGCTCGGCAACGTCTTTCGCCTGCTTGCGTCCGATGGCGAGACCCTCTTTGACAAGGCTCGACCAGCCGTCATAGCCAGCCTCACACATCGTGTTGAAGTTGTTCCACATCTGGAACGAGTAGGCGTGAGAGAAGATGGCATCGCACACCGGGCGGGTCTCCTCGTAGCGGAAGAGCCACAGGTCACGATCCTCAACGAAGAGGACAAGCTGCGGAACCTCCTCGGTCGGATGGAAGTGACGCCATGCGAGGTAGGCACCGGAGTGCTTCGCATCGAAGACGCCCTTGATCTGCTTCAGGTCGAAAAGCTCCTTCAGGTCACTCTCCGCCGACACATGATGGTCGAGCACGGTGACGCTGCGGGCGACGTTGATGACTTGCTCCATCACCGGGCGCTTGTAGCTGAAGTCGAGGAAGTACACGTCGCGGCCCACCATGTCTTCAAGAGGTACGGTGTAACCGTGGACGCCGGGCACGAACTCCCAGTCCGGGTGAACCAGCCAGCAGGCCCACGCAGCGGTGTAGCCGTCCATGCAGGGGTAGTGAAACACAACTAAAGGAACTTTGCTCATTATCTATTATCTCCCTCGCTATTTATTACACCACGAGCGGTGCGATCTGTCAACTTGGCGATGTTGGCGGAAGCGATGTCGGACAGGCTTACCCCGATCTCTTTGCCCAGCGCGGCGATATACCAGAGCACGTCGCCAAGCTCTTTTACGAGAGCTTCTTTCTGCCCTTCGGTGATCTGTGCGCCGTCAGTGATGCCGTTGTTGCGCCAGAACTTCTTCACTTTGTCTGCGACCTCGCCAGCTTCCCCGGCGATGCCCAGCGCCGGGTAGACCATGTTCTTGCCTACGTCCGGGTAAGAAGCCAGTGCCACAGCTTCTTTCTGGTAGTGGTTGAAAAATATGAGTGGGTCAATCATGAATCTCCTTTTAGTATCCTGCGTCGTCGAGGTAATCGGCCAAGTCGCGCACCGCCTCGGACAGACAGTAACCCGTACCCTCGAACTCAAGAACCTGAGCGTCAGAGTGGGTCACAGTTGTGGAGGCAACGAACTCACCGTTGCGCTCATTGATTTCGATAGGGGCGATTGTAGCCATAATTATTCCGCGATGCTCACAGTGTACAGCGACCAAACTCTTTGCAGACCACCAGCTAGGAACGCGGCACGATCCGTGTTGGTTGGATTCACTGGGACGTTGGCTAGTTGAAAGTGGGGGTAATCAGGCAGTGAGTGCCAGTTGCCACCCCACAGTAATCCCTCAGCCACCAGTGCATCAACCATGAGTGAGAACTGCTGGCTCTTTGGTTCCCAGTTCAAGTTGCCGGACTCCCCTAGCAAAAATGGGTAGCAGTCCACGGCGCAGCCGAAGTTGTGGTTGCTGTAGCCACCGGGTGCGTTTGTCACGATCTTGCCGGGCACAGTTCTACCTTGGGCATACAGAGCGTCCTGCTCCGCGTAGGTGCGCAACCCTTGAGCTACGCGAAAGTAAATGCCCTTGGTTTCTAGGGCTGCGGCGGCTGACCTTACTTTAGCCGCTAGAAGGGGGTGGACAAGTGCCAGCCTTTGTTCACTAACTGCTTCCATGTTATGCTCCTATGGCAATCAGAGTTTGGACTGCTTCGCCAATTCCCATTCCAGACACCAACTCAGTGATGGCTTGCCTAACAGTTGGTCGGAACGGTATAATGCCATCTTTGTTGAGCTTCCGCGTCACGATGCAAGCTTTACGACACTTGCTGCAACGCCAGTGACCGAGGGCCGCTTTGCGCTCCTCAAACTTTACGCTGTAGTCAACGAGACATGCAGTCTTCTTCGCCAGTTCGCCGCAGCACTCTGACGTGTAGAGGAACACCGGAGCGCGTTCGTCGCGCACCACAACGGGTTTGGCAGATTTGCCATTACCCTGCTTCTTGCCCTGATACTTGCTTGCCATGATTCTCCCTTACTGATCTTCTGCTACGATCTCTTCTGCCTGAGCCTCATTCATGAAGCTGAACTTCATTTCGGCCTGCATCAGAGCTTCGCCTTCATCTTCCGCTTGAACCTCTAACGTCTGCGCCGGGACAGTTACCTTCCAAGTTGCCAGTGCCATGTGAAGCCTCCTTTGATCTAAATGTATGGTACCACCGATCTATGGGTTTGTCAACTTAGGCCACGGCTGCGCATGAATGCGGCTATTTGCCCATGTTGTTGAGCACTTCCTACGCTTTTTATAGTGTTGCAGTTGACGCAGATTACTTCCACATTACCCAAGACGTACCCTTTGCTGTTGTCCAGCCTGTCAATGCTGGGGGAGGAGTTGCTGCTACCCCGATTGTAGTCTATGACAGCCTCGCAGCAAGGACAATTAGTCGGCGGGTTCAACAGTAAGTAGTCAATGGCTTCAATATCTATTTTCTTACCACTCTCGACGCATCTCCTTTTCGCCCCCTTCCACAAACTCCTAATATAGGACGATGGGCTAATGTATCTTTGCATGGATCGCTTTTGTATCTGTTTGATACGATCCTTTTGGTTTCGTAGAGCTATTTGCTCGGGAGTTTTTTCAGGACGTAGGCACAAAGAGGATAAAAAGTGACCATTTACAAAGGTACGATTGCGCCGTGGGTATTCACCGCACCCGCATTTGCATGGTGTTGATGACAGGCGCACAGGAGCTTTGTACCCTGTTCTTTTATACTTGCGGGCATACTCTCTGTTTTTTTCAGGATACCTATTCCTGTACCTCTTCCTAGAAGCTGTTTTTTTATGAGAATGGCAGCAGTAGCGAACATTTGCCCGCATACCCAGTAAGGATACTTCACATCCTTCAAGGCCGCACTTCAATGGGTTTTCTTGTATAAGGTGATACCTTACCCAAGAATGGGGGTCACGGGCAGCAGCTTTTGGCTGCGGGTTCGCTTTTGATTTATGCTTTTGATAATACCTGCGGCGGGCAGCTTTTTTCTTATGTTCTTTACAGCAGTACCTCATCTTTGAGGTACCCTCGAACTCTACCCCGCAGTCTTCCCAAGCACATTTCATAGGCCCAGTGTATCACTACGCGATGTGTTTGTCAAGCTCCTCGATCACCTGCTTGCTTTTGAGTGAGGTCGAGTTGCCCAGCACGAGCTTCAAGAGGTCGAAGACGTGCCGGGCCTTACGAGGAAAGTTCTTCACTACAGCGGCGCGGAACGGGCGGTTGCGCCTGTCCGTCAGGATGGCTTTGTAGTTACCGCGAGTGGGTGTGCCAGAGGCATCGTTTGCGATGAACGCTTGCCCTAGTAGTCGGGCCTTGGTTTTGTCGCCTCTCGGCCATATCTCCACTCGCACGTAAACCATTACTCAGCAGCCTCCGCCATCTTCGCCTTCTGGTCTTCAAGCTCGGCATCACGGATGGCCTTGAGAGCCTTCTTCACGCCTGCCTTGACCTTGGCGAACTTCTCTGGATCGTCTCGCAGCAGCGCGACCGTGTTGGCTACACCTTGCGAAAGTCTCTCACCCTCGAAGTATATCCAACCTCCGCCCTGCTTGTCAAGTACCCCGATCTTCACGGCGTAGTCCACCATGTCGGCGAAGCGGTCAACGCCCACGCCATAGATCAGGTCAACGATGGTCGAGCGGAATGGGGCCGCGCCCTTGTTCTTGATGGCCTTGATCTTCATCTTGTGGCCGACCAGAACTTCTCCGCTCATGATCTCGCCGCCGTCCGTCTTCGACACGCGCCGGATGTCCAGCCGTACCGATGCGTAGAATTTCAGCGCCTTACCGCCGCTCGTGACTTCCGGGTTGCCGAAGCTCACACCGACCTTCTCACGAATCTGGTTGATGAAGACCAGCTTCACGCCGTTGATGGCCGCGATGCCACGCAGCTTACGCATGGCCTGCGACATGAGACGGGCCTGAAGACCCATGTGGGCATCTCCCATCTCACCGTCAAGCTCCGCCTGCGGCACCAGCGCCGCCACAGAGTCGATGACCACGATGGAGACCGCCCGGCTACGAACCAGCGCCTCGACCGTTTCGAGCGCCTGCTCTCCCGAGTCTGGTTGTGCGATCTGAAGCATCTTCACATCGACGCCCAGCTTCGCCGCATAGTTCGGATCAAGCGCGTGTTCTGCGTCCACGAACGCCGCGAGGTTGCCAGCCTTCTGCTCTTCGGCAATGAACTCAAGCGCGATGGTCGTCTTGCCTGAAGACTCAGGGCCAAAGATTTCGATGATACGTCCATCCGGCACACCGCCGATGCCCAACACGTCTTCGTCTAGCGACACGATGTTGGTTGGTGTGTGTGGAATGTCTTGGCCGATACGACTGCCCAGAGTCATGATGGAGTTGGTGATGATGGTCGTGTTCGTGCTGAACTGCTTGTTGAGCTTCGCACGTACGTCATCGAGCGCCTTCAACTTCTGCGCTAACGTCAACGGGGCAGAAGTAGCCGTCAGCGCTGCCTTGGCATCCTTCTGCTCCGCTTTGTGCTCTTTCTTCTGCGCCGCTATCTCGAACGGCTTGGGCTTCGCGGCAGAGTTGGTGACTGCCGCGAGAGCCGCGAGGGGGTTAGACATCTGCGTTTTTTCTCCTTTACGAATTTACTGTGGGGACGCGGCGCTCTCAAGACTCTCCTTGTACAAGGCAACAGTGCTCATGAAGCGCAGAAAATGCTTCAAGAACTTAGCTCCACGAAGCTGCTTGATTAGTTCTGCCCCAACTTCTGTACCCTTACTCTGGTAGGCTTCTTCCACCGCCTTAGTAACTTCACCGAAGACTTGGAAATAAGATAACCAGCACTGGTCACAATTAGTATGACGCGGGCCGTTGTGGTCTGCGACCAGCTTGTGCCCACAGGGAAGTGGTTGGTGCTTGACGGTGAACTCCTTCAACATGCCGCGCTTGTACTCGGCCTTGGTGATGGGGATGATCGTGCCGTCCGTGGTCTTGCGGTAGTAGTCCGGCAGCTTGCCGTCCTTCAGCGGTGCGTTGGTCTTCTCGTAGACGAGTTCAGGATCAGCACCGGATGCGGCGTCAGCCTGCTCTTCCGCTACGGCGATGAGGTCGGTGGCCTGCGCCTGAACTTCTGGTGAGGGGAACCACTCCTGTGGCTCGGTCGGCGGATAGGTCACGAGGTCAGACTCTGGCCAGTTCTTCGGATCGTATTCGTACGCTTCGTTAGTCTCTGACTGCACGGCGTCTCCTTTTCGCTTCGAGCTTCTTGCGGTTTTCAATCACGGCCAGTTCAGAGGTCGTGAAGACGGGCGGGATGAGACCATACTTCTGTAACAGCATCCCACGCTGGACGGGTGTGTTGTCCTCATCAAGCTCTGCGTTCATCTGCCTGCGAACATCGGCTAGGATGTCCGGTGCTACTACCAGTGCGTCTGTTGGCGTCACTGGGACAGTGGCTACTTCTGCCATTTATTTCCTCGTCATCATTCCGGGTTTGCGCTCCGTTTTGAAGTACCCAAGTACGGGGCTAAGTTTCAGTTCCAGCAGGCTTGATCCAACCTGTTGTTCGATCTCTTCGCGCTCCTGAGGAGTGAACAGACGGTCATCTTCATCTGTCACGTACGTTCTCCAAAATAGGTCGATTCGATCTTTCGTTACCATGACCTTTCCAACGATGCGCTCCACGTCACAGAAAAAGTCTAGGACAGTGGGTTGGCAGTTGTTGCGAGTAGCAGCGGTCTCATCTGAGTACACCGTTGACTTGATGACGCTCTTGGTCTTGAACCTCTGGTAATGCCCTTGCAACGGTTCTGGCTTCACGAACGGGTTGCCTAAGACTTCCTCGAACGCTGCCTTGTTGCGGGCGAATCGGACAGTGCTATCCTTCCGACTCTTGTTGCTATCTGCCATCTTCCTCCTTGTACTTCAAGTTGAACGTCGTCATGAAAGACCGGGCCATACTCCCTAGGTCAGTCATCATCTCATCGCCGCGTGCTGCTTCTGGCCCTTCGATGGATGCATGGTCACGCGCTACGCTGTAGCACATCACCAACTTACAATTTCTACGTTCGATCCACAGCACCAAGTAGCCTGCTGCGTCCTGTACATCCAGAGGGTATGGAATTGCCTCACGGCCTTCCATGTCTGGGTAATCAATTCGTATCTTCATCATATTCTCCTTAATCTAGAATCAAAGTTCTTTTTGTCAGCCATCCAATTGGCATAGGCCGCATCACACGATACAGTCGATGTTCCTACGATACCGTCAGCACCGACAGTATAGTAGTACATGCCTTCAGGGTGAACTTCGTTGGATAATACACAATCATCAAGTTCGGTCATTACCCCATCTGCAATTATTGGTGCAGTAAAAATCTGAGAAACAGGTACTTGGTTGGGGTGGGTGCAGCCAACTAGTGCCAGCGACAGCAGCAAGATTTTCATTTAGCCTCCTTGTGTTTTATCAGAGCCTTGGCTCTCTTCTTACTTCCAACTTTGCCCGGTGCAGAGTATCTCGGTTTCCCCAGTACAACAGTGAATGGAGGATTTGTCAAATACGCCGCCGCAGCAATGATCTTGTCGATGTCGTCTCTAAATCCACCTATTGCGCGATTGCAGTGCCAGCACAGAAGCCCGCGAACCAATCCTGTGGTGTGGCAATGGTCGATGGCTAGGCGAGTCTTGAAATCTGTTACTGGTCGCTTACAAATTGCACATCGGTGCTTCTGATACTTCTCAACTGCCTCTACCTCTTCTAGGGAAACGCAATACTCACGCTTGAGTCGTGCCGCCCTCGCCTTCTCAGCTTTCGTCATATACCCTCGCCTTAGGCTTGATGCGATGAACGAAGTAGCCAAGATCAAGGAAGCGGAAGTCACCCAGCTTACCCTTGCCGACGTTCCAGATGTGCAGGTCGCAATACTTGCCCATTGCCGCGCCCGCCAGCTTGCCCAGTTCGGCGACCCTCTTGTGGTCAGGCTTGGCGACCGCCCGATACTCTGGCATAAGGATCATCCCAGTCCGTGCATTGTACGCCAGAATCTCAGGCATGTAAAGATGCATGTTCACGTAGCGCCGCTTCGACGCCATGATCCTGCGATAGGCCCGCATCTCACCTTGGGAATGCCTGCGCCCCTTCGCACCGATGGGCACCTTGACGACGAGTTTTGTGCCAACAATTCTGTAGACATTCCTGAACAGGCCGCCGCCGACGTACTTCAGCGTGTACCCGTGTTGCAGGAGGTCAACCTCGTTGCTCAGGTTGTAGCGCCGTACGGTATCTCGTACCGACGCTACATCCAATTCCAACTTCATCTTGACCATTAGACTGTTATCTCTCCGCCGTCCTCCGCCGATACTGCGCTTTGAGGCGCTACGGGGGTCACAGCAGCCTCGGGCGCTTTGCCGGGGGCGATGGGTGGTTGAGCCAGCGCCGGGGCCGTGGCAGCCTTCAGAGCGGCAATCTTAGACCCTTGGTCTTCGACCTTGTGGGAGTCCTTGATCTTACTCTTGATGGTTTCGTTCCGTTCAAGCACCGTGCTCCGGGCACCGTCATATTCCAGCGTCGTCGTGCCGCCCTGCGAATACCGGGTCAGGCCCGCCGTGACCACCATTCCAGTCTCGAAAGCGCCGTCGCTCTCGATGTGTTGCAACTGGTCAAACTGTTCCTGCGTAAGTTCCGCCTTGCGGTTCCGGTGGAGGGTGACCATGCAGTCGCAATCCTTGGCGATCTGCGAGGAGCCGTCCACGTTGTCAGTGGTGACCATCTTGCCAACCATGATGCGGTGAGGTTGAAGGATGCGGATCATCTGGATGTTGTAATCCTTGGCGATCTGCGATGTCACCTTACTGATCTGCGACAGGTGCTCAGTTCGATTCGTACCCTTGGCCGATGACGTGGTGTCAGCAAGCCGTTGGATGTTGTCGATCATGATCCACTTGACGCCGTACCGCCTGATGCAGTCCTTCATCAGGTCGTAAATCTCTTCCTTGGTGCTGTACTTCGGATAGCAGAAGTAGAGCGTCCCCTTTCGTTCCCCGGCCATTGCCTGCACCTTGGGGATGGCGTCCATGAACTGATCCTTCAGGAACGTCGCTTCCTCTGACGACTTGGGGATGTTGTCTTCGATCCCGGTGACGTGGCAAATCCACTTCCGGGCCATACGTGCCCGCGTCATTTCGAGGCAGATGATGACACCATCCTCGCCGTACGCGGAGACCATGTGCTCCATGATGTTCAGGCCGAAGGTTGTCTTGCCCACCTTCTCTGGCGCGAGGATGTCGATGACATCGCCCTCGTCAATTCCCAACACCTTGTTGAGTGTCGGCCAAGCCGTCTGGTACTTCGGTTCGACACCGTTGCCCAGAAGGTCTTCGTAGAACTCTTGGACGGAATCGTGTGATGATGCTACACCGTCAACGTCGAAGAGTCGTGCATCCTCTTTGAGCTTCTGAAGCGCCTCAGCCGTGCCCCCACCAGACACAAACCACTCGTTGAGGTCTTTGCCTTTGCGGTGCTTTCCTTCGTCCGTGACCACATCGAAGTCCGGCAGCACGATCTTCCAGCACTTCTCAATGCCGATTCGCGCTGCCAAAGTCTGCGCAGCCTTCTGCCCAACCTTGTCCTTGTCATAACAGATGTATACCTTCTCCACGCCTATTCTGTCAAGCGTGTCGATCCAGTCGGCCTTCTTGAAGTTCGCGCCGGGGACGCCGCAAATGTCAGTGACACCGTGATCCAGCGCCGCGATGCAGTTCGCCTCGCCCTCGACAAAGAAGACTTCCTTCAAACCTTCGCGCAGTATCTCGCCGTTGTAGAGAGGAACGTCCCAGCCCTTCAGACTGGAGAATGCCTTTTCTACCTTGTTTTTCTCCAGCGGCATTGTCGGCAGCGTGCGGAAGTGCAGGAATACCGCTTGGCCGTTTACGAGGTACGGATACACCAGCGCCCGGACTTCACCTGTCTCGCGGAAGTAACGCTTGGTCAGGCCCAGCTTCATCTGCTCCACAATCTCTTGTGAGAAGCCGCGACCGTTCAGAAGGTAGTCCATCGCAGGCTCATCGGCCAGCAACGCCTCGTGCATCGCATCTGTGTCGGGCATCTCCTCCATCTTAGAGGATTCGCCCTTGCTGCCGCCGTAGCTCGACGTGCTCTCCATTGCCGGGTTCACCAGCTTCAGCTTATCCTTCAGGCTGAAGAGGTTCCCACCCTTGCCGCAGTGGTGGCACATGTGCAGGCCGTCTCGGTTCTGATCCGCATCTCCCGCACCGTGAATCTCCATGCGGAAGTGGTAATTTGGGTGCTTACAGTAAGGACATGCTTCAATCTCGATGTTGGGTGAAGATGCTTCCCTGTACGACCAACCTTGCGATAACACCAGCGCGAATGCCGGGCTACCCTGAAACTCAGCAGGTATTGCCATTCAACTCCTGTACAACCTATTGCCGGAAACGCCGCCCCTCCGCGCTCATGATGCGCACGATGCTTGCGTTGCGTTCCCTGATCCGGTTCAACTCTTGGAGCGCCTCGTCTCTTTCACGGGTCATGTCTTCGAGTTGCCGCTGTGTGTCCTTCAGCTTGTTCTTGAACTGGTCTAGGTGAACTTCGTGGTTATGGTATACATCGGCAACTTCTTTTTCGTGTGACTCCTGAAGTTTTTCGATCTCCTTCTGTGCGAACTGTGACACGAGAAAGGACAGGTTCGAGAAGTTGTAGATAGCCGAGTGTCGCTTCGGTTTTCGATAGCTGTTCGGTTTGTAATGCGCCAGTTTTGAGTTGTCCGGCCTCTCATCGTCCAGCGGCCCGCGCATGAAGCTGTTCACGGCCTTACGTGCCCGCTCCTCGCGCTCTTCACGCTGTACGTCAAGTAGGGACTTGACCCAGCCTTTGTTAGTCCACGTCACGTCACCTATGTTGACGGAGCTTCCGTACAGCAGCCCAAATCCAACAGCAGTCTTTCCCATACCCGTTGGAAGGCTATACAGCACCTTCTCCTCCATCTGTTGAAAGTCTTTGGTCACCACTTAGATCATCGTGAACGAAGTGCATGTGATGCTTGCCTTGCATGGGAACGACTACCATTTTGTCGTTCTCAGCAGAGAGCTGCTTGAACTTGTCGAAGATCGTCTTGAACTTTGCCGCCTGCGCCGCCGTGTGCTTTGGGGCACCTACGTGGTCGATGGGGTCGATGACCACAAACTTGCCGAACTCGTTCTGGATGGATGAGCTTATTGTCATGGCGCTATTGTATCATATGGCGGGACAGCGAGGAATTGAACCCCGGTACGGGGATTTGGAGTCCCCTGCTCTACCGTCTAAGCTACTCTCCCGTGAATCGTATACGAGGCATCCTGCCCCTCCCAGACCAGAATGCCTCGTATATTAGGCAGCTACTTGCTATCCTTTTCGAGGAAAGCATTGCTGACAAGTTTCAGTTGGGCGCGACCGAGACCCTTCGCGTGACGGCCAACGATTGGCTTGGCGACCACACCTTCACGGATGTGACCAGCGCCGGGCACCAGCGAGTTGCCTGTTGCCTTTTCCTCCAGAATCTCCTTGGAGAACGGCCCGAGGTAGAGGAACGGGACGCGCCGTGGGTCGGCAGGCCGGAAGTCGTACTCGGTGAAGTGATCGAAGTCCACCCACTTGTTCTCGGGGGTGAAGATGTCGAAGACGAAGAACTTGACCTCGCCGGGCTTGCACCCGTACTTGAACTTGTCCTGCGTCGGGGTCACTTCGCCGTAGAGCGCGTAGCCCTCGTACTTGCGGAGCCACGCCTCGATCCACGGGTTCTGCTCCAATGCTTTGTGCCACACCGTTCCGGTGCCGGGAGCCTTCCACTGGTTGCGGGAGCCAACGTAGATCACGCCTTCGAGACAGATGAACCGGGCGTTCGACCCATGAATCTTCTCGGTCATGACGACGGTCTCGCCTTCTTGCAGGGCGTCCTTGTAGTTCTTGTAGCCCTCCACGTCGTACACAGGGAGATGGAAGCTCACGTCCTGTGTGAGGTCATCGCGGCGGTTCGGGTGGAAGGTGATCCGACGCCAGATGAAGTTGAACCATCCACGAATAGTTCGCGGGTAGCGGCGCTTCTTCACCTTGGGAGCGTTGGCGGCCTCCCCCTTCGTGCTCTCCTTGTCCGCGTCTGGGTCGTAGTGTGTGATTCCGAGAGAGAAAGATGCGTCGTAGCCGGGCAACAGCGCCCAGTGCCCACCGCCGTCAAAAATACGGGGTTGGCCGTGCTCGTCGATGTGGTCTATAGTCCAGAAGTCGGTGACTGGAAGCAGCAATCCCTCAGACCACTGTCCACGGAACTTGCGCACTGTGATGCGGCGGCGCTTCTCGGGCACCTTGCCGTCGAGACCAACGTAGGTCTCCCAGATGAACTTGAATGGGTCAGTCTGCGGGACAACCGAGTCAGGCTGGATGTAGACCGCGAGGTCTCCTGCCTTGAACGAATCCTTACGGGAGACTACTTGGTAGCCTTCTACGTCAATGAGCACGAGGTTGGTGGTCTCCGGGTCGGGATGCGCCCGGAACATGCCCTCAGTGATGAGTACGACCGGGGCGCGGTGGTTTGCCTTTTTGATTTCAGTCACGGTGAAGCTCCTTAGTTGATTGACTTCGTAGGGATACCGAACATCTGGTTTCCGAGTTCAGTTACAGTATACACCCGGTAGGGACGTTTTGTCAAGCCATCCTCGGTCTGCACCTTCAGGATACGATCAAGACTCGACACATAGTCCGTCGTCGAATCCTTCATGAAGCCAAGCGTCACGAGGTCTCCGATCATAGCAAGGTTCTCTTCGATGACAGCCTTCTTCTCGCCATCATCTTCGGGAGACAATCCGGCGACTAGCAAGAAGCGGGCCTCACCCTCGGTGAGTTGCTTCATCTTATCGCACTGAGTTTGGCACATCTGGTAGAACGCCACTTTTGGTCTCCTTGTAGACTCGCACTGCCCTGTGAAGCTCGAACTCGGCCCGCACTGCGTTCTGTGCGATACCGATCAGGTTGATGGCGTTCACGTCGGCTCGGGACACGTTGCGTTTGAGCAAGTAGTTCTGCACCCGCGTCAGTTGGTAAATTGCGTAGCTCAGGTGATGTTCCGGCCCCATTATGCCCTCAACTTTCTCTCAACTTCGACCGCTTGCGGTGTGCAGCCCTGAAACGAGTCATCGCAGTGCTCACGCTTTGCCCGCCATGAACGAGCTAATCAACCGCGATGCCTTCCCTTTGTCAAGGTCGAGCGGTAGCGGTTTGCCCTTGAACAGTTTCTTCAGGAGCTTGATCTGTGGATCAGTCGGCGGATCGTTGTGCCACACTGCCTCACGCGGTAGAACCTTCAGCGCCTCGGGTGCGACCTTCTGCACCAGCCCATCAGCCGCGATGAAAATCTCGTCGATGTTGTCGCGCGATCCCCGGTACTTCTTACCCTTGAGGGTGCCGTACACTTCCCACTTGTCGAGCATGTTCTGTTCGATGTGGAGCGTCTCCTTCTCGGGGAGGATGAGCACGTAGCCGCCTGTTGCGGACGGGTACCAACTCAGCTTCGAGTGCTCGGTTACAACCTCGTCGAAGTGGATGTCGAAGAGGTTGACCGACTCCACGTAGGATTGCAGTTGTGAGATGTCCGGCAACGTACTAAAGTCGATGTGCGGAAAGGACTTCTGCGCCTGCTCAAGCTGCTTCACAGACTCAAACAGACTGTGACCAGCGAGGTCAAGGTTTGTGGACATACCGAA